TGACCTTCAAAAGTTACAAAAGGGTACTTGTTCTTCCATCAGTTAAGAAAGAACACCATAATGTACATCTGTCAAGGGCAATTTTAATAAATTGTAACCATCATAAAAATTACTGCAAGAGAGCCCTCTTGCAATTGTATAAACTGATAGTTATATATAAAAATTGCAAGAGTTTTCTCTTGACAAGGACTTCTAAAAAGAAGCCCTGGGACTGGGCACACAGTCTCCGTATTGTGCATTTGAATTTGTAGCTCCCCCAAAGCGGGGATTTGGTTTTTAGAGTACCAAAACTCTTAATACGTATAAATACAAGGCGCCCCAGCTATTCAGCTGGAGTGATCTCATATTTATAAAGTACTGGACAACCAGTGAAGAAGAAACATGTGAAATCTTCTCCTACACTGAGCCATGTGAAAACAGTACCACTTACCTGATTGGCAATGGATTCTGTATTACTTTTCAAACTAGTACAAAGCCTAGCTGATTGGGCACCGTTACCAAAATCAGAACTTGGCATACGTGCGGGTGAAAAACGCACTCCATTGTAATAAGGAATTTCGCATTCAAGGGTGTTATTCACACCTAAGTTTGTGGCTGCTGAACCCATAGCAGTCAATTGTCCAAATCGCGCAGTCATAAGTTTAGACTGCGATTCTGAACTAGTATATGTCTTCAAATCTTGTACAAGATATGGAGCATTATTGTATCCTGAGCGATGAGCAACAGGAATTTTGTCGAAGTTTCCATCGAACATATACTTAATACGGGTTCCTCCTTTCCAACCTGCATAACATGGTAGGAAAAATTGGGCATAAGTCGGTACTGTAATATTGCACTTAAAACCTGTTTCAGTATCAATACCGTTTGGATCCCATCCAGCCCAATAGCCTAAACCTCTATCATTCTTTGTGTATTCTACAAAGTCTGTAAAGATTGCGGCAGGCAAAACGTCAATTCGAGTTCGGATAAAACGTTTACACATTTGGCGAATAGATGAGATTTTCTCACCGAAAAATACTGTCATAGTTTCATCAGCTGGTTCTAATGTTTCAGCTATAGATTCTATGGTTTCAGCCCCTACTGGAGCGTCCACTTCATCTGTAGACTCATCGGCAAGAAGGATTGCTTCTCCGGATTGGGGTTCATAAATAATTCCGGATTGCGGTTTGTATATAGAATATTGCTTATATCCTGTTCCTGGTTCCATAAATTTAATATCATCACATGCGGATACAAATACATTAAAAGAAATGCTTGTGTCTGCTGCTGGTGATACCAAGTTATTTACAACAGCAACTTCTAATACACCATTTTGGGACTCCTTATTTGTGGGTAATCTCACAGAAGAGGAATATGGTACAAAAGACAGATCTGGGTTTTGAGCTTTCAAAAATGGAACACTCTGACCCCAACCAACTGTGATTTCAAAATCATCACATTCGGCTAAATCTATGATACGGGAATAAGCGGTATTATATTCCACTGTAGAAGTGTGGGAATTGGGATCCCATCTAACTAACACTTTTCCCTTGTGAAAATTAGATTTGACTACCTGGAATCTGTACTTAATAGATCCCTGCCATTGGTTAAACGGTAAGGACATATAGCCAGAAGGTGTCAGGTGTAGTTCTCCATCAAATGAAGAGTAATTCACGGGTGTTACCTTGGTATTCCACAATAATGCATCGGCATTTTGTGTAGGGGCCATAGTGAAAGTCGTGAGATATGATTCGCGTTTGCAGAATCGGACGATGTCCATTTGATCTTCTCCATCTAATCCTGTGGTGCGAGAATCTATTGTAGTCTCCTGTTTAGAATCAAAGGTTAACTTAATAGATGTATCGGCAGCATCAGTGTTGACAAGATTGCCTGTAGGTAAAGGCTTCATCTGGACAGAATCAGTAATGACGTTTGGTCGGGAATAACCAAAATGTGCTGCTACTTTTCCAGCACTGCCAGCAACCATTTGAGTGGCTCTGGCATAAGGAGCTATTAGAGGTACAGCTGTGAGTTCTCCAGCTGCAGCAGCTACAGCACTTGCTGTTTTAGAAACAATTCCTTGTCCATACTCGTCTGTGTTACCAGATTGAGGAGTGTATAAAGGTAAAGATGTAGGCATAGATAGTTCTACATCACTAGCCCATGCGTATACGGTAATATTGACGGCATCGTTACCACCATTAGCATGTTCCAAATTGTTAATTGATTTGAGGACTAGTTGTCCCATTTTAGCATAATCAGCTTTAGTGGTTAAAGATAGATAGTTATCGTGCCAAAAGAATGGCAAGTCTAATTGACCACCAGTATTATTAGCTGGATTTAGGAAAAAATGAGGTTTTTGGGAAGCTTGAATAATATCTGCCTGAACAAAATTACGTTCAAGTGTAATATCATCAAAACCAGAATAAGGATTATAGGAAACTAAAGCTCTTCCATAATGAAATCCTGTTCCAGAGATAATGACTTTGACATGAAGTTTACTACGATATAATTCATAGTTATTAATTTTATCAACAATGGCCTTATTCTTTAGAAATAAATCCCAAGGATCAAGCCTATTAAATAAAGGTTGACCAACAGACCAAGGAATAGAAGCAATTTTAACTGGTCGTCCTAAAAACGAACCAAGTGTAGCATCACTCGTTTTTCCTGTGATCATAGTGGCGTCTGAGCCTGAACCGATAGTTGTGGTCCAGCCAGCATCCTGCTCGTTGAAAGTGGTAATTTCAGCGGTCATATCAGCTACGCCTTGTTCCTGAATTGTTCCTAATGATCCACTCTGTGGTTCATAGGAAGTAATGTGTAATTCAGGGAAAGCTTCTACATACATTTGAATTACTGGGTCAAAGAAGTGAGAAGAAAATGTTCCCGAGTGTTGAGAGACTCGGGGCTCTGTAAAAAGTAATTGATTAGTAATGCGCTTTGTTGTATAAGGGTCCACAGCGAGCATCATCGCAATGGCCTATTCACATTTTGGTTGTGGGGTTCTAAACCACTAATCCTAAATAAGATTTACTTTTGGAAAGTTCATTATAGGTCTTTAAAGCAGTGTGGATGCAAAGGAAATGTTAGTCCTTTTACTCCACCTGTAAATCAATTAAAGACATTGACGTTTGGTTCTTCCGTAGAATAACGATGACTGGTCATAGCCTCCGAGACGTTTTAGTGAGCGCTGCTCAGAGTGGCCATTTAGGCCATGTAAATATCTGCAGCATCAAGGACAGCTGCAAACTCCTTAGGGAAAGTTGGTTCCCCTTGGACATCGACTATACAAAAACCGTGTTCAGTGTAGATCACGGAATAGACAGTACAATCGGGAAAGAGAGCTTTCATAACATTACCATAACGTATGGCTTGATCTCTAACTTTTTCAGTAAAACGCTTATGTCTACCAAACACACGCTTTACTTCTACGACCATAAAAGTCCCTTTAGACATATATAGTAAGTCTCCTTTGCCTAATGAAGAATGAATGATAGGGTATTCTTCAGCAATAGGATTTGGTAGATACGATAATACTTCATCGGTTAGTTCTTCTTCAGATTGGTATAAATGGCTTTCAGAAAGCACACTTAGATCATCATCTTGGGAACCAGCCTCAATATTATAAGGTACTTCAGGTACATTAGTTTTGCCAGCTTGAGGTAAGTATCCATATTTGGTTTGTTGTTCCAGGATTTTATCATCAAATGACAAGTCTAATTCAGGTACAGGTAAATCATGAATATCGGCAATCATTTGCATTTGTGCACGACGTTTATCATAAACTTCTCTACCATGAAAAAACCATTCTCGCATAGCACTACCAATGTTTTGGGCACTAACTGAAAGTGGTGATTCTACCTTAGATTTATTGATAGAATGAAGTGATTTAAATAAGCTTTTCTCGTCCAACATACCAACAGTGGTATTTAGTTCGGGGCAAAAACGGTTTTTGCGCTTAAGGAAATCTGCTTCATCGTCAGTCATAAAAGCCTTAGGTTCAGACTCTTTATCAGGCATGGTGAAACCAATACCATTCTCTCTTAGAAAATTAGCCATTTGGATATGATTAAATTTGTCATAGCCTTCACGGACACTTCCTTTGGCATCATCTCCGTAAGTAGAAAGACTACAAATGTCACGGAAACGAACTGGGCGATCAAGACCTAGTTGTTTGGTCATGATCTTGCGTTCTTGTTCACAATAAGCATCATTGAAGCTCATGCGATGTAAAAGAGAATTGACAACACTATTTGTATAAACGGTCATATTTTGTCCCGAGGGATTTGAGCCATTTAAACGAATGAGTGTTCCATCAAAATTTACAACGGGCGAACATACAGCATGTGCGATGACACGCATTCTGTTTAGTTCAACAGGTGTATAGTTGCCAGACCATGATGCAATATCTATAAAAATTTGGTTAGCAGCAATGGTCAGTTGTTCAGGCATAGATAGGTCATATTTGGAGAAATCTCCAGCAATGATACGGTTTTCACCAAATCTACGCATGTGTTCAGCTAGGGCATTCCATTCTGGTCCATGTGAATTAATACCGACGGCGCATTCAGATAATAATGGATTAACTGATAAAAAACGAGCGATAGGCAAAAAGTACATACGAATAAGAATTTGGAGTGCTACAGGTGCAGCTTGAAATACTCTTACTTTGTCCTTAGTAAGAGGTGTTGGTTCATCTTTAAGTGATGCTAAGAAAACAACCCATAGGGAAGAATTTTCATCGCAATCCTGCATTAAAGAATCAACTAAGCTCCAGATTTCAGGCTTGAAAGTACGAGGACAAGCATGTTCTGGGGTAGCAGGTAAGTCTACTAAGTAGGCAGACTTAGGACCATTGAAAGGCAATCCCATAGAAGTACCGGACTTCATGGCATCAATGAACCTTTTTCCATCAATACCACTGACGGTTTCAATGCGAGTTAATGGACGAATATCTCGTTGCCAATACTCTTTTTGATTATTGAGAGTATCGAACAGATCGGATTTATAGTCTTCACTTGCCCATTGTAAAACTGCCGGATCGAAACCTCCAGAAGGTGTACATGAGTATTTTAAAGATTCAAACCATGGTTTCCACTTCTGCCTATCAATGTGTCCATTGTCTAAAGTAACAGGATTATTGAATTTTGGAGGTCCCCATAAATTGGGTTGTCCGGTAACTTCAGCTACAGTCGCTGAAATAGGTGTGTCAATAACACTAGAAGCATGAAAACTGCTAGATGTAGTAGAACCATAAATGGAGATGTTACGTTCTCCTTCAAGGAAATTAGTAGGACATTTCCTATGAACATCAGTGGAAGTAATTAAAGGTCTTCCAGCAATAGTGGAAGGCATTGGAGAAGCTTGTGCGCCAATACTAGTTGAAGAGTTGAGTTTCTTCAAAGTTTGAATAGCTGTAACTAAGCTACCTTGTAAAATTTCCATTCCACAGCCACGGGTTTGACCGGTAACACCACCAATATGAAATCCCAAAATTTCACGGCGTTGCGATTCACAAAGGATAGGTGACATACATTGTCCTTGAAATGTGTTCATTTTAAGTGTGTAATGTGAACCATTAAAAGTTGTGTGTCCATTGTGGATAGCAGTACCAGCACGACACCAAAGAAAGTTAGTTTTAAATGGTGTTTTGTCAGGCATTAAACCATGCATTGTAGCCATGGTAGCTCCTTCAATAGGTTCCTTTAAGAATTGTCTGAGACGGTCTTTCAGAGGACCAGTGTTAGGAACATAGCATAAAACCATGTCAGCATTGTCAATGTAAGCGACAAAGTCTTTATTGAGAACAAATGTGAAAGCATTACCACGGTAGAAAATCTTAGCCTTTGAAGGCGAAGATGGTACTACATGTGCAGGAATGGCAACAATATTAGTAGAAATCATGAAACAACCGGTAAATTGTCCATTAACTTCCAGTCTCCCAATAGAGGTAGTAATTTTTTCAGATTCTTCTACGGTTGAGAATCCAAAAGGGTTAGGTTGGCGAGCTGCTTTTTCAGCCCATACATTGGTTTCTTTATCTCTACTTTCAATTTCTTCAGTAGTAGTTGGAGACAGAGCACCTTGCATAGTTAAAGAAGCTTTCAATGTTTTAATAATCTTGCAGGCGCCATAAATAACGGCTAAACCAGCAAAGAAGCCACATGCATATTGTACATGTTGGTCCCGTGCAGATTTAAATGCAACAGATAATGAATCACGACGTAAGCTGATTTCTTTCATGTAAGCATTAGTCTTAGACCGGATGATCATAGAGTAACACAACATGAAGAAAAATGCGTGAATAATCAAAACTGGCAAAACCAGAGAATAAGATAAACAAGAGAACAAATAAGTCATCATAAAAGTAAAAGCAATAAATCTGGTTACATATTGTTTTACAGAAGTGGTGATATAGTCTTCTCCAGAAGCTAAAATAGCAAGCTGAACGTATTCATGGGAAATCCATTGTTCAGGGACCCACGAGGTCCAAGATGAATATGGGGATTCCGCCCAAATTTTAGCAGATTTAACTAAAGAATTAACAGCTAAATCCTCTAACTTTGTTTCTACATTAAGCTTCAAAATGGAAGCATCCAATGTGGTTTTAGCAACCTTATCGGCAATGTGTGTGGCAATACGTTAGCCAAAGTGAGGCTCATAAGAACAAGAGCAAGTACTGGTCAATTGAGAACATTCTGAACAGAAATTAACTAAGGTAGAAGGTTCCTGGAATGAAGTAGTAATGCAATCCTGGTTCTTAACGTGGGTTTGAGTATCTTTATAAAGGATATTAAGATATTCGTTAACGGAAAGATCTTTTTTAATGATCTTCCAAGCGGAAAATTGTTGTGACAATTCTCCTGATTCTGCCATGGGAACTGGTTCTTTCATGGTAACTAGCCAAATGTCGTTAACTTGGTCAAGATTGCCAAATTCGGCAATGACTTTGTTTGAATCAAGCATGTTGTTTGTCTTGTATTCAGGTCGGACATTAAGTTCTAAGTGATGGTGCATTCTACGAAGAACAGAAATGGGGTTGTTGGATGAAACTCCAGCGTGTAGTTGTTCAACATTAGTTGTTACTACAAGTGCTTTTGGTTCAATAGTAATTTTGCCTTTATTAGCGATATCAGCCATAACGGCATATTCGCGTAAATTGTTGACAATCTTAATAATTTGGTCAGACGGTGCCTGTTCCCAAAATTGGGATTTGGCATTACCGTAATCATCTAACTTGATTCCGGTGATATATGATCGGTAGTTTGAATCATATTTGTCAGATTCGTTTAATGTGACAATAAATTCAGAAGTGCTAGGCACTCCTGAAGCCTTTAAAATAGTGGTCATTACAAGATCAGAAAATGTGGATTTTCCTACTCCTGAATCACCATATACTTTGCAGGCAAAGGGTGCAGCGCGGAGTCCTCCGGCAACGCGAACTGCGACCCACTCTGTCTTAACTTTAGCCAGAGCTTCCCATTTTTGTTGAATAATTTTCTTTTCAACACCATTGGGCATGGTTTTGTATAAGTCGCAAAGTTTGTCGACTAGATCGGTTAATTCTTTATCAAATTGTGCTTCAGAAGAATCAGTGAATTTGGTAAGATTACCGTTACGGGCGTACTCCCATTGTGTCATCAAATTGATGTATTGTTCTTCCATTGTAATAACTTCAGAAGAAGAGAAAAGCAATGGCTTTAAACTTCCAGTAAGGAAGCACTGGTATGCTCCTTCGGCGAAGTACGTAACGGTGTCAAATAGAGCATCAAATAAATCAGTAGCAGTAGCTTGGCGTTCCTGGGCTTTTACTGCGAATAATTCAAAGTTGCCTAATGTGACAGATTGAGAATCAATACATCCTAGAGTAACAAGGAGAGTAAGGACTCTGGAAATTTTGCCAAATGAAGGGCTATTGACAAGTAATTTCCAGTTGTGTAGTCCTGAGGACATGTCAGAAATCCATTGTGGTTTGGATTCTGAGGATTGGGGAATATAACCTGAAAATAATGAATTGGTAAGTTCATGTAATTTTCCAGTTATAGATTGTTGACCGTGAGTTTTGGCATAGAGAGTGAGGACACATGCGAATCCCTTTGATGAGTTAGTTGATGATAGGGCTCCGTAAAGTGCAATGAGACCTTCAATCTTAGACATAGCTACGTCATTCACTTGTTTGCGTAAGTGGGTGTGAATGAGTGCTAGTCCTGGAAGGCTAAAGGCTGATTGGGGTGAATAGACGACTTTAAGTCCTGCGTCTCTTAATAGCTGTTGTGTGGCTACGGTATTTCTCTCGATGAATTTTTGAAGTTCATCGGCGCTTGTTTGCTGACTGCCAACTTTGTTTCCGCTAATATTTGTAATAGTCATTATTTTTAGGGATAACAAGCGTGTTGGTTCACTGTCAGTAGTTTAATATGGTATTTTAATAATCTAAGTGAATGAATATGTTAAAAGTTCTTTCCTCACATTAGTAATCGATGATCGATAAAAGTGCGGCAAGGTCAGCTACCGTCACACCCCGGTGTAGGGTGCAATAAAACGGGTCGATTACGTCCTGGTGTTGTAGGAATGTCGGCTCAGTGCGTCGAGTTGACATATTCCCGAAGAGTTGCGGAACAGAAATATAAGTATAAGTCTAGAGAATCATCGCGTCTGTGCGGTTTCTCATCTTGGAGAATAAATATAATCTGCAAGGCAATTTCTAAGTGAAATATGATCCTTTCCGTTAAAGAAGCTAGAAACACTATCAAATAGGTGTTAAATAGCATATAAAGAGAACAATTTGCTTTTCATACAGTGAATTTGAAAAGTTTAACGATTGTTTCTTACAATAAATCTATGATGTCGTGTTTAATTATCCCATCATAGGAAAATAAAAGCTTTTATAGAGTGTGCGTCTCTGTAATTGTGTGTTTGTGTTGACGAATTTGTATCCCGGGCGTTGCCGGTAAGATAAATAAATTTAGGTGGCGTGAACGTAAATTAATACGCTCAACTACAACGTAATGCACTACAGTACCAAAT